ATTGAACCCAAAACCTTACTTTCTAACATCGGATTCTGAATTAACAATTGACGCGACATTGGAACGTAAGCACCTAATCTTTTTGGTGTCATACTTCTTGCAGCGGTAACAGGTGACCCGTCAGTAATTGACGCTGTTTCAGTTCCCCAATAAGTAGTAACGCCCGTTCCTAAACCTGTTAAATCTAAGTTATTAGATAAACCTGCGTAAAATTCAACTCCTAATTCTTGTAATACTCTTTTGTTGTAAAGTGCATCAAAAGCCCACATTTTATCTGTTTGGATAGTGTTTCCACCTGCGGTACTTGAACCTGCTGACATTGCACGTTTTTCATTCAAAATATTCATTATCTTAGAAGATAAATAAGTACCTTGAACTTGGAATCCATTTGCACGGGCTTCGCTTTGTGATTCGTCCGCTAATTCTCTCTCTAAACCTGTTAATGGTTGGTTATTAATTACCGCATTGATAACTTTACCTAAAGAGAAATTACGCATTTCTTTTTCTTCGCCATTACCACCCGATTGACCTGCTAACTTTGCAGCTTCAACTGCTAATCTTGCGTTTCTTTCTTCGACACCTAATTGAACTTCAATTTCTTTGTTCAATCTGCTTTCTTCTGCTAAATTAGATTCTAATTCAGTAGTTTGGGCTTCGGTTCTTGACTCGATAGCCATTAATTCAGTGATTTTATTGCTCACCAAACTTCTTTTTTCCTTTAATTCTTTTGATGTTTTCATGTTTGTTTATTTTCTAATTTTTAATTTTAAATCCAATATTGAAGGTTGTTTTAGCTTCAATTTCGTCTTTTGTTCTTCTAATTATCCCTAATGGTGCAACCTTACCTGTTTTTATTTTTGCCCCATAAATACGAGTTACATAAAATCTACCTGCTTTACCACGAATTGCAACTCCGCCCTGAGGCTTATTTGCTCTATATCTTTCAGTTGTTCCATATTCTAATAAGTGTGCCGCATTACCGCCATACTTAATAGCAGCCTCCATCCCTTTTTTACCACCGCCCGTATATCTTGGACCGATATAATAAGCAAAATATGGACCTTTGCCGTTTTTCTTTCTCTGAAAAGCCATTATAGATTCCACTAATGCACCCGTAACAGAATGAGCCGCATAATTTTGTTTTAATTGATTTACTATTGGTATTGCGGCCTGCTTTACGGCATCGTCAAACATTTTATTAGTAACTTGCTTTCCTGCTTTATCAAGGTCATTTAATACCCTTGTTAATCCCGTCACTTTAAACTTTCTCATACTGAATATTTGCTAACTGCTACGATTTTATAATACTCTTTTAAGTTGAGACCGCCCTCATCAATTGAAACGATTTCCCAAGTGTATTCATTCCAAACTATGCGCATTGCTTCGTTTATTATAGTGCCTTGCATACGAATAGTAAACTCTGCAACTCTTGACGCTACTTTTTCATCAGCTTGAATCGACTCAGTCCCGCCCGTTGGTTTAACTTGTGCCCACCTTGTGTATAAAGTAGAATAAGTGCGCACCACTTCCCCAAAACTATTTTGAGTCTCAGAATAGTTTTGAATTGTGATGCGCTGATTTAGTCTACCTACTTGCATTTTATGCTACTGAGCCTGTTGTTGGTGCGCCTGTGATTTCAAAAGTACAAGTGAAAGTTTCTACGTCCTCCATTGGAGCGGCTAAACTTAAATTAGAAATCAAACATTCAGCTTCATAATATTTGTCGCCCGTTGTTGCTGATGTCATTCTAACCGTTAAAACCGTTTTAGCTACTAATGCAGCGTAAAGTTCTTCAAATCCATAAGCTGCATCTTCTGCAAATACTCCATCAAAATCAAAACTTCCTGAACCTTGACCATATATTTGCTCTTTCCAACCTGACGAATCTTTGTTTGAAACGTCAATCAAAGCACGACTCAAATTGAATGTGTTTGATTTCCCTTTTGCTATCGTTGTAGATTCTACTTTTAGAACTACTGCTGTTCCATTTTGCGCACCTGCCATATCTTTATATTTTTATTGTTTTACAAATCTGTTAATAATTCAATTCCGCTTGTACTTGCTGCGCCTGTGCTGAATACTTTTTTCACTTCAACTGGAAATGGAACGCCTGCCGCTATGTAAACATCTTGTGCAAACATATCGGCCGATGTTGTTGAATCGGTGTCGAAATGTGCAGCAGGTAAAATCTTATAGCTTCCACTTGTTTGAACTGAGATAAAACCCGTTTTTCTTGCGGTCTGCAAGTCTTTAGTTTTTCTCCAACTTGGTAATGTTGTAGTCGCACCGCCTAAGTCAATCGCGCTACCGCCATAAGTTAAAGCTACTTGAAAATCGTCACCCGATACACCTACTACATACAATTCTTTGTTTATAGCCAATCCCGTTCCTGTAATAGTTCCTAATGAATCAAATACAATGATGTCACCATTAGCTAAACCACTACTCGCAAGCGTTAATGTATTACCAGCTAAACTTGCAGCGGTTGCTGTTTGTGCTGCATTACTTTCAGTTACCCAAGTTAAGGCTGTTAAATAGTTTGTATCGCTTGGCGTTACCGCTACTATTCTTGATGCTGTTGATAAATTCATTTTATATTATTTTTAAAGTGTTACCACCCGAATACTCTATTTCTGTAATTTTCCATGATAAACCTGTATGTATCGGGTACTTCATTTACTTGTGTTCCCGTTACTACTGTTTGTCTGTTTTCGTACAAAGTCCCGATAAGCGTTTTAATAGCTGTTTTAATATCCTCAGGCACGGACGCTGCGTTTGCATAACCTAATGTAAATCTTATTACCATTGCTTCGAGTCTGTTATAAACTTGTGGCATTGTGGTAATCTGAATCGAATAAGGGCGGCCTTGAATCGCTGTTTGATAGTCGTCTGTACTTAATGTCTGTTGTGTGTTAGATTGGTCGTAATATTTTACGCTTGAAATAGCATTTATATCAGATTTATTTATGCTGATTTGTTCCGCTGTTAATTCATTTGCGTTTAGATATAATTCCCACGTTTGAGGCATTAAATAATGGTAGGTATCGTTCTCAAACTTGCGCCTTGCAGCCGTAATAATAGCAGTAATAAGTGCATCCTCAGTCGTGTCATCAACTCTTAGATACAACTTAGCTTCTGCCAATGTTATAGGCTCGCTGCTTGGTCCTGTTACAAGTTTATATTGCGCCATTATTTTTTACCTTTGATAGGTTTTTCAGGGGTTGACTTTAATTCTTTTGTTTCAAGTTCTTCGCTTGATTCGATAACCTCCGCAAATCCATTTTCCACCATATCAGTAGCCAATGCCTCGCTAACTTCGATTTCTTCACCCGCAAAGTGTGCCATTTTATAAGCACCTATGATTGATTTAATTAATTTTACTTTTTTCATTTTGTTTGTAATTAAGGGGAGAGCCTAAACCCTCCCCAATAACCAATTATTAACACACAATAATACTATGCAGTAACAACGTCAGGAATAACACCAAATACAGCAGGCTGTAAGAATGCCATATCCCAAAAAGTATTAGCAATTAAACGGGTTTGACCTGTTAACGCTAAGGTGTAAGGGTCTGTTAAAATATCCATTCCACCAAATTGACCTACAACCGATTTATTAAACTCTCCGCAAATGATCGGGCTTAATCCTGTACCTGAACCCTTAGTTAAGTTACTTGGTACATTTGAAGTTACAGCGGTTAATTTCCCGTCAATTACTCCAGTAGTTCCACCAAAATAATTTTGATAAGCCATAATCATTGCACCCGAACCCGAATCGATTGAAGTTTGTTGCAACTTTCCTTTAACTTTTGAGTTAATTAAAAATTTCAAGTTAGCTTCATTTGCATTTGCAGTACCTAATGCGGCAACTAATTCAAGAATTTTTGCAAGGCTTGGAACTGCTCCATTTGTACCCATTGCAACCGATTGAATACCACTTGTACCCAATAATCCTGTAGGCTCACCCGATGAACCTGCACCATTGATATAAGCACCTTCAACTGCTACATAAATAGCTTCTAAAATTGAACCCAAAACCTTACTTTCTAACATCGGATTCTGAATTAACAATTGACGCGACATTGGAACGTAAGCACCTAATCTTTTTGGTGTCATACTTCTTGCAGCGGTAACAGGTGACCCGT